CGGGACCGCCGGCGCCGCCTCGGGGACCACGACGACGTCGAGGCCCGGCACATGATCCACTGGTACCGCCAGGACCGGCCGGGCCAGCGCCGCGGCCTGCCGGACATCCTGCCGGCCCTGCCGTTGTTTGCCCAGCTCCGCCGCTACACGCTGGCCGTGATCGCCGCGGCCGAGACGGCGGCCGAGGTCTCCCTGTTCCTTAAGACTAGCCTGCCGCCCGACGGCGAGGCCGCCGACGTCGAGGCCCTGGCGGAGATGGACTGGGAGCGGAACACGGCGACGTTCGTGCCCGAGGGCTGGGAGCCGTCGCAGGTCAAGGCCGAGCAGCCGGCGACGACCTACGACATGGGCAAGCGGGAGATCCTGAACGAGATCGCCCGCTGCCTGAACATGCCCTACAACGTCGCGGCCTGCAACTCCTCCCAGTACAACTACGCCTCCGGCCGGCTGGACCACCAGACCTACTTCAAGAGCATCCGCGTCGACCAGGCCCAGTGCGAGACGGTCGTCCTCGACCGGATCTTCGCGGCGTGGCTGGAGGAGGCGGTGCTGGCCCTGGGCGTCCGCGGCGACGCGGCGGTCCCGCACGCCTGGTTCTGGGACGGCCACGAGCACGTCGACCCGCTCAAGGAGGCCAACGCGCAGAAAACGCGCCTGGCCAGCAACACGACCACGCTGGCGGCCGAGTACGCCCGCCAGGGCAAGGACTGGGAACAGGAGCTCCGCCAGCGGGCGAAGGAAATCGCCCTCATGCGCGAGCTGGGCCTGCCGATCGCGGACTCGAAAGACGACGGCGGCGCCGACGCCGACGCCGCGGACGAGTACGACCGCGAGGACGAGGTGAGACATGCGCTGTCGCGATGAGCAGACGAGGATGATCTGGGCCGCCGCACACCCGCGCAAGGAGCTGCGGATCCTCAGCGAGCCGGGCGCCGTGACGATCGAGGCCGCGGCCGACGCGGCCGCCGGCGAGGACGGCAAGCCGAAGCTGCCGCGCTTCGCGATGGTCGCCTACACGGGCGGGCCGATGCGGATCGCCGGCTGGAAGTTCCCGGTGATCGTCGATCTGGCCGGCCTGGCCATCCCCTCGCAGAGCCGGCCGGTCAGGTTCGGGCACGATGCGACGGCCGGTGTGGGCCACACCGAGGCGATCCGCGTCGAGAACGGGCAGCTCCTCGCCGAGGGCGTGATCTCGCGGGACACGCCCGCTGCGCGGGAGATCATCGTCGCCGCTCGCAACGGCTTCCCCTGGCAGGCATCCATCGGGGCGGCCGTCGAGCGGTTCGAGTTCGTCAAGGACGGACAGTCCGTCCAGGTGAACGCTCGCACATTCGAGGGCCCCGTCAACGTCGTCCGCAAGGCGATGCTGGGGGAGATCAGCTTCGTGGACCTTGGGGCGGACCAGCAGACCACCATCCGCGTGGCCGCGGCCGCAAAGAGCGGAGAGCAGACCATGACGTTCGAGCAGTGGCTGGAGGCGAAGGGGTTCGCCGCGGCGGACCTGGACGAGACGCAGCGGGCGTCGCTGCGGGCAATGTACGATGCCGAGGTCGCCGCAAACGGCCGCAAGGCCGACGACGGCGACGGCGACGGCGACGATGACTCGCCGGCGGCGAAGATCAGGGCCGACGCGACGGCCGAGGCCAAGCGGATCGCCGCGGTGACCAAGGCGTGCGGCGGGCACCAGGACATCCTGGCGAAGGCCCTCGAGGAGGGCTGGGACGCCTCGCGGGCCGAGCTGGAGGTCCTGCGGGCCGAGCGACCGGCGCCGCCGGCCGCCCACGTCCCGAACGACTCGCTGGACGGGCGGGTGCTCGAGGCGGCCTGCATGATCTCCGGCGGCTTGGCGGCCGACGCGGCCGTGCAGGCGTACGGCGAGCAGACGGTCGAGGCCGCGGCCAAGCGGTTCCGCGGCGGGATCGGCCTGCAGGAGCTGATCCTCGAGGCCGCGTGGGCGAACGGCTGGCAGGGCCGCAGCTTCCGCGACGTCCGCGGCGCCTTGCGGGCCGCGTTCGCGGTCCAGGCCGCGGGCCTGTCGACCATCGACATCCCGGGGATCCTCTCCAACGTCGCCAACAAGTTCCTGCTGGAGGGCTTCTTCAGCGTCGAACGCGTCTGGCGCGAGGTCTGCGCTGTCCGCAACGTCTCGGACTTCAAGGCCGTCACGTCCTACCGCCTGATCGGCAAGGATCAGTACGAGATCGTCGCACCGGGAGGCGAGATCAAGCACGGCACGCTCGGAGAGAAAAAGTACACCAACAAGGCCGACACCTACGGCCTACTGCTGGCCGTCGACCGCCGGGACATCATCAACGACGACCTCGGGGCGATCACCACGGTGCCCCGCAAGCTGGGGCGCGGCAGCGGCCTGAAGATCAACGACGTGTTCTGGACCGCGTTCCTGAACAACAGTGCGTTCTTCACGACGGCGAACCGGAACTACATTTCCGGGGCGACGACCGTCCTGTCGATCGACGGCCTGACGGCCGGCGAGAAGGCGTTCATGGACCAGGTGGACACCGACGGCAAGCCCATCGGGATCATGCCGCAGATCCTGCTGGTGCCGACCGACCTGTCCGCGATGGCGGCCATGCTCACCAAGAGCCTGGAGATCCGGGACACGACCGCCAGCACCAAGTACCCGGTGGCCAACCCGCACCAGGGCAAGTTCCGGCCGGCCGTCAGCCGGTACCTGTCCAACAGCGCGTACACCGGGTACAGCGCGACGGCCTGGTACCTGCTGGCCGACCCGAACGACCTGCCCGTGATCGAGGTGGCGTTCCTGAACGGCCAGGAGTCGCCGACCATCGAGACGGCCGACGCGGACTTCGACCGCCTGGGCATCCAGATGCGGGGCTACCACGACTTCGGCGTGGCCTTGCAGGACCCCAAGGGCGGACTCAAGAGCAAGGGCGCCGCGTAACCGCGCGGCGATCGGACCATGAACGGCGCGGCGCGGCCGCGGCGGGCGTCCGAGCGCTCGCCGCGGCCCCGCGCAGCCACGGACAACAGAGGAGCACACGATGGGAAGCTACGTGCAGGCAGGCGACGTGATCGACTACACGCCGGGCAGCGCGGTGGCGGCCGGCGAGGTGGTCGTGCTCGGGGACCTGGTGGCGATCGCCCCGCGGGCCATCGCGGCCAACGAGGTGGGGGCCCTGGCGCTCGAGGGCATCTGGGACGTGCCCAAGGAGTCGGGCACCGCCAGCGGCTCGACGGCCGGGACCGTCTACTACTGGGACGCCGGCAACGAGGTCGCCACGACCGACAGCGACAGCGGGACCAACAAGCAGATCGGCCACTCCGTCGCGGACGCCGACGCCGGCGACGAGACGGTCCGGATCCGGCTGGAGCGCTGACATCCCGGCGCGGGGGTGGGCGGTGTCCGAGCCGACCGACATGCTGGCCGACGCGATGGCCTGGCTGGACGGCCAGCGGAGGTCGATGCTCGCGCGCTCGGTCGTCTACGAACGGGGCACCTCCAGCGTCGAGCTGCCGGCTACCGTCGGCCGGACGACCTACGAGCAGACCGACGAGGCCGGCGCGACAGTAGAGACGAACGTCCGCGACTTCCTGATCACCGCGTCGGACCTGGTCCTGGACGGCGTCCCGATCGTTCCGGCCATCGGCGATCGGGTCTACCTGGAGACGGCCGAGGGCGTGGAGGTCTGCGAGGTCCTGGACCTGGGCGGGACGGGGCACTACGCACCAGCGCTCGGCGGGCAATGCTGGCGGGTGCACACGCGGCGGGTCCAGGTGGTGACGTCATGAGGAAGGCCGAGCCAGCCCGGGCGACGGCCGCCACGTGCGGCCGATGGGAGCACTGCATGGCCGAGTTCCACCGGATCAACCGCAAGCTCGACCGCATCGACACCGCTGTTCGGGGCAACGGGCAGCCGGGGATCCAAACGCGGATCGACCGCCTGGAGCGGACGGCGCTCGTCCGTGCGCGGCTGCTGTGGCTAATCGCCGGATCGACGACCGCCCTCGCCGTGGGGGCGGCATGGAACTGGCTCTTCGGGGGCTGACATATGGCGAAACAATGGATCAACGCCGCCAACGTGCTCCTCGACGACGAGGGCCGGCTGGCGATCGTGCTGCCTGCCGAGCTGATCGAGGACGGCAAACTCAAGGTGCAGGCCGAGGCCAGCCCGCCAGAAGGCGCGGCCACCGAGGCCAAGCAGGACGCGATCATCGCCGCGGTCGCAGGGTTGGGGCCCGCCTCGGCGATCGTATGCGGGACGCTGGCCGTCGCGGACGCCGGCACGCCCGAGCCGCTGGTGGAGGAGCCCACGCCCTGCAAGCGGGTCTGGATCGGCGCCCCGTGCGACGCCCTGGGCGCGGCGGAGAACACGCGGCCAGCGTTCATCGGCGGGGAGGCGGCCCAGACGATCCCGCTCGTGCCCTCAAACTACGAGGGCTTCGTCATCGACATCGACGACGCGGCGAAGCTGTTCGTCAAGGTCGGCGTGGATGGCCAGTCCGTCCGCTACGCGATCCTCGCGTGAGGTGATCCGTGAGCCTGATCGTTTCGGCACAAGACGGTCCCTGGACCAACCCGGACACCTGGGTCGGCGGCGTTGTGCCCAATCCGTTCATGACGGACGACGTGGCAGTCTTTCACGCCGTCAGTCGGGATGAGGACCTGTTCATCGGCAACGGGCATTACGTGTACATCGGACCGTATGCAGAGACGGGCGGCCAACTCATGCTGATGAGTGGCGCGGGGTTGTTCATCGACGTGGGCCTCCTGGAGATCGACGGGGAATTCCTGTCGATGGATAGCTTTGGCGACATTATCGGCAGCGGTGCCGGGCCGGCCGAGGTCCACGTGAATCCCACCGGCGCAGCGTATTTCCTCAGTGGATCGACCTACGTACAGGGGGCCACGACCGTTCTCAACATCCACGGCTTGTGGACGAACGCCAGCAATCACTACTTGACCATCAGCCAGAATGCCAAGATGGTCGTGGGGGAGACGGGGTTTCTGGGGATGATGCCGTACGGGCACGTCGGCATCGACTTCATGGGGCTGATCGACGTGCAGCCGGGCGCGGTTGTTTACACGGACCAGAACGGGAGCGTCGAGCTCCTCGGCGGGACGCTGCGGATATGGGCTGGCTCGAAGGTTCACGTAGGTGTGCGGGGGCGGTCGTGGCCGGGGTTGCAGTTTTGGGCCGGCAAGATCGAGGTGCCGCGTCGTGGCGTGGTGCTCTGGTGTGAGAACAGCCCAGCCCTCGACCTGTGTCAGACGGCACCCTTTGGCGGGCCGGTCCAGATCGGGTGAGAGGAAACGACGATGGCGAAGGTGGAACTCACGGATCATGAGGCGGCCGTCGTGGCGAGCCTACGGGCCACGCCCGAGGAACGGATCGCGGAGCACAGGGTCGAGATGGAGGCACGACGCGAGGCCCTGCCGCCCGAAGCGCAGGCCGAGATGGCCGCACTGGAGCTCCTGGCACCGTCCGACCGGCGCGTGCTGCACATGGAGCGGACGCGGCGGCGGATGAATGAGGTCCTGGACACGCCCGCCGGCCAGGCCGCCCTGGCGCGGCTGCGGGCTGCGGGGCTGATCGACTAGGCCATGGCACTGATCCCGAACATCGCGGACGCGATCGCCGCGGCCCTGAACCTGCCGGCCGAGGAGCGCGGCGCCGAGTGGTCGGCGGAGTTCACCGCCGCGAGGGCCTACGTCCCGACCTACGAGCTGGCGGACCTGGCGGAGCTGCGCGTGACGG